TGAATTTAAGGTAATAGGCATGTCATACTTTTGATCCATGCCAGGAATAAAATCAACAGTAACAGTAAAATCTGGTTTAAAAAATGGTAAAATTTGTTCTACAATTTGTGTACCATCTTCTGTATTGCGAACATAGATGGACATAGAAAAATTAAAATCATATGGCACAGGTGTATATTGTGTATTAATTCCGCCATTGGCATTTAAAGCAAAGTTCTGTATCAGCGACTGTTGTTTACGGCTAGAATCATATGACATGCCTGTAAGTTCAAATGAAATCCTTGGAACAGTTACATTAATTGTTTTTGTAAGTGTTGGATCCGAAGTAATTTGTGTTAGATATCTTTCTTTTGAGCCATAAGATAACGGCACACGAAAGATTTCTTTTTTGGTATTACCATCTTTTGTGTATCGTTGTAGCTGTATATCGTTAAAAATTGTGCCAAATGCGACAACAATTTTACGAATAGACCGGTTATAGTAGTGTGCCTGACCTAACATTATGGTTCACCAAATGGATTTGTGTCTGTAAAATCAATGATAGCATTAGCTTCAGCTTGAATACGATTGTTGTCAATGATATCTTCAAAGGCATTATCTAATGGAACCAAATCATCTGAGGTACTAATCGTCCAAGTTGCGCTACTTGTGTTGCCTTTAATTGTGCCGCCAGCTGCGAAGGTACCAATTGTTTTAATGATTGTGACTTGTGAATTTGGAGTAAAGTCATGGACAACAGCAGTTGCCGTGGCGTTTGCTAATGTATTGGCACTTTGATAAACAATTTCATCATTAATAAACTGGCCTGTGCCGCCAGCAGATAGTGCCACATTTGTTCTTGGATAGTAGTTACGAATTTGGTCATCAATTTCAGATATACCAACTTGAATAATTTCATTTGAAAATACATACTGTTTAAGTTTTAATCCGTAAACATAAACATTACCACCACGACCACGGCCTAATGTGTAAAACATTGCTTGGTCGTTTTCGTGTTCTACATGAGTAATTTCAAATATATTTCTGATAAGAGGAATATAAATTAAATCGCCTGACAATGGCCGATTTGAAGGTACCGTTGCGGCAAATCTACGGCGAGAAACAAGAAAGGTCAACTCATCACGAATTTCTAAACCAAATTTAGAAATAAAATCTTGTTCACCATCCATGCCTGTAACATTTTCCAAATACATCTCAATTGGATATGCGGTAACATATTGTTTTAAAGTATCTTCACCATATAGATAATCTACTTGGTCACGAGATGAACGAGGAAGATAAAAGATATCCATTCCATAAATCTGCATGGCCTCAATCACCAAATCTTCTACGAGCAGCTGCTCGGAAGTTATCTGGCTGGATGGAAACGGATTAAAATATACATTGGTGGCCACTACAATTATCCCGTAAATATCTCACTTGGCAAGCTATTGAAGTTATACATATCTTCTTCAATCTTATCCATTTCTTCTTTAGCTTCGGTCATAATGCGAACACCATCTAAAGTAACACCGCCAGGCATTTGTATGCCAGCAAACTTACTTAAATTGGAACCCCATTGGTATTTAATAAGTGCTGTTGCATAGCGTTTTAAAAATCTATCATTAAAGACCTCTGAATTACCTGGTTTAGTTAACACGCCATTTGTAACATTAGATGCTACAGGACCAATTGTTGTAAGAGAAGTTGGTGATGTAATTTGATTAACTTGTAACTCTTGGCCGCCAAGCGTAATGACATCACCTTCTAACAACTCTTGGTCAAAAATAGTGCCTGTTCCTGTAATTGTATTGGCCGTTGTAACTGCTGTGCCAGTTCCTGTAAGTGTAATTGTGGCCGGCCGAATAGCTCTGTAACAATCAATTATAACATAGTCGCCAACAGACACATCTCTAGACCAATCAATATCTAAAAAGATTTTATTTTGTTTGCGATTAAAACGAATTTGTGGAGTGCCAGAAAACAATAAATTTAATGTGCGAATATGTTGCATGGTAATTTCATATGACACATACGACACCGATGTAAAGTCATAAAGGTCATGTAATCTCAACTGATAACGCAGGTCAAACATATTAATAGAGGCATTTGAATCATCAAAAGGAAACATGCCTACAACATAGGTAACCGCATCAGGACAATAAATCCAACGGCGGTCAATATCGTCTTGCGTAATTCGGTGCTTCATAAACATTTTTTCAACACCATCAAAATGGTAATCTTCAAAGAATTGTAAAGCGTCATCAACTCGGTCGCTAATCTGGTCGTCATCCACATTGATGTCAATTACTGGAAAGCCTAAACGGCGTTTGCAGTAATCAATAAATTGTTGTCTTGTTGTTGGTTGTGCCATATATTATCCTAGAGCGATTGCAAAAGCAAGGCCATCTCCTGCAGCAGTATTGGCCGCAGTAAAAGCTGCCGCTATACTATTGTTTTGCGTAAGGTTAGTAGCTGTGGCAGCATTAGCAGTTGCAAAAGCACTATTAGCCGTGTTAAATGATGCTTGAGAAAAAACTTGATTTGCGGTTAACGCACTTTCTCTTGCTAATGGAAAGCCACCAGCCGTTGACCCATCGTGAACAACAACGGTTTCTTTATCGGTATCTATGGTAATCTCAGCAGTAGCACCCGTAAAGGTGCTGGTCTGTGCTGTATTACCTCGTCTTAGTTGAACTTGTGTAGCCATAATTGTTATTTATAGTGTGCCGTAGTCAAAAATTACATTAGTAGAATCAGTTACAAAACCATAGTCAGCTGTAGTAAAAGTGAAGCCTGCTGGAACACTTACAATGACTTTCTTTGCAGATACATTTGAAGAAACCGATATACCTGATTCTCCAACTATTTGAAAAGAATCATTTGAACTGGTTGCAAGAATTGTTCCTACATTGGCAACTATTTGACCAAAAGAATTTGCAGCTCCACTGCCTGTATTAGCCACATTAAAAGCTGAATTTGCATGAATAAATGCTGAGTTAGCTTGATTTCTTGCAAAAGTATCAGTTGTTCCGCCACCTGATCCTGCATTTGCGGTAAATTGTTTTGAGCCATCACCAAATTGAATATAAGTTTGTGTCGCAACATTTGAAGCTGTTAAATTTGCAGATATGGTTACATTTGCGGTAACTGTTCCACCGGTATTTGCATTAAGTGAATTGTTAGCACGAGCAAAAGCACCATTGGCATATACACCAGCCGAGTTAGCAGTTACAAAAGAAGCATTAGCTGTATTTCTGGCATAATCGTCTGTTGTACCACCTGATCCTGCATTTGCGGTAAATTGTTTTGAACCATCCGCAAACTGAATGAACCCTGTATTTGCTACAAAGTTGTTTGCAAATATTGTATTCGCACCTAGAATGTTACCAAAACTGCCTGTTGTAATAAACGAATTGGCAGTAATTGTGCCAGTAACAGTACCGCCATTATTAGCATCTAGTGAGTTATTAGCACGAGTAAAAGCTGCGGTAATACTATTGTTTTGTGTAAGATTAGTAGCTGTAGCCGCATTAGCAGCCGCAAACGCAGCCGTAATAGAATTGTTTTGTGTCGTGTCGGTCGCTGTAGCTGCATTGGCCGCTAAAAAGGCCGCATTGGCAGTATTAAAAGCAAGTGTTGTATTGGCAGCAACAAATGAGGCAGGCTGTTGTATAACAATATTACCAACCATACCTCCATGGATGGTACATTGATACACATATGTGTTACCAACTAAAGAAAACGGAACTTTCCAAAATAAAATACCAGAAACTTTTCCTTGAGCATCAGCTCCAGTTGATACAACACCTGTGGTTGATATATGAGTTAGACCAGCAGAAGTATTTGCGCCGCCAGAAGTTTCACGAATTACAAATGGATGACCAGAAACATTGAGATTAAAAGATAATGTTTCGCCCGCTCCAACATAAAGTGATGGATTATTACCAGAATATTGGTCAAAAAGATAAGCACTTGCGCCACTATTTGTTACTGAAAGTTGCGTGATGCCTTCATGTAAATTAGCATTACCAAAATAACTATTGCCAGATATAACAATATTTTTTGCACTTAATATATCTGTTGTTTTATTAAAGCTTAAATCTGAATCTGAACCAAGAACACCAGAATCATTGAATTGAATTTCAGTATTTAATCCTGCGGGACCAGGATAAGGATAGTGTGTTATTACTACATTAGCGGGA